CTGAGCAAGCTCACCTCGGCAGCTAAGAACCTCGAAACGGAAGCCAGCATTTCCGATATTGTATCGGTTGCAAAACGTTTCCTGAACTGGCTGCGACCCCTCGACATCGAAAAGGCCAAGGAAATATCATCGCTCATTGATGCTTTTATTAAGGATCAGCTTAAACGCTAAACGATGAAACTAACCGATAGGCAGTCGCTACAGCAGTGGGAGGATTACCGCCAGAACCTCATACGTTCAACCTCGGTCGATACCAACGAGTCTGAGATTGAGCGTGCAAAGCGCATTGCACAGCTGGAGGCCAACCCTGAGGGATGGTTCGCATACTACTTCCCCAACTACTACAGGTGTAAACCTGCCAAGTTCCATACACGGGCCACCCATAGGCTACTTGCCAACGAGCGATGGTACGAGGTGCGGGCATGGAGTCGAGAGCTCGCTAAGTCGGCTCGATCTATGTTTGAGGTGCTTTACCTTGCCCTTACCGGTAAAATTCGCAACGTATTACTGGTAAGCAATAGCGAGGATAATGCCATCAGGTTGCTTACCCCGTTTCGAATTAACCTGGAGAGCAACCAGCGAATAATCAACGATTATGGCAACCAGCAAACGGTTGGGCAATGGGAGGAGGGTGAGTTCGTAACGCGGGATGGGGTATCGTTCAGAGCCCTTGGAGCAGGGCAATCACCCCGCGGCACCCGTAATGAGGAGAGCAGGGTCGACTTCATACTCATCGACGATCTCGATACCGATGCGGAGTGTCGCAATAAACGAATAATTGACCAGAAGTGGCAGTGGGTGGAACAGGCGCTTATGCCTACCGTCTCCATCAGCAATAGCTACCGCATACTCTTCAACGGCAACATCATTGCAAAGGATTGCTGCATTACACGGGCCATGCAGAAGGCAAACCATGTTGATGTGATTAACATACGCGATAAGCAAGGTAAATCCGTATGGCCGGAGAAAAACACCGAGGCCGATATTGATAGGTTCCTTAGCCTGGTTAGCTATTCGTCGGCACAGAAAGAGTTTTTCAACAATCCCGTCACCGAAGGCGCCGTATTTAAGGAAATACGTTGGGATAAGGTGCCACCGCTTAGCAAGTTCCGATACCTGGTTGCCTATGGCGATCCGGCACCGAGCAATAAGGAGAACCGCGATAGCTGCTACAAGTTTGTTGGCCTGGTTGGTATGCTTGAGGGTACCTTCTACGTTATTCGCTGTTACCTCGACCATGTAACCAACGCCCGATTCATAGAATGGTTCTATGAACTAAACGATTACGTGGCAGGGCGAACACACCTGTACTGCTACATCGAGAACAACTCACTTCAGGATCCTTTCTTTGAGCAGGTACTGTCACCGCTGGTGGTTGAGATTGGTAAGCAACGTGGCCATTACCTGTTCATATCGCCCGATGAGCGGAAAAAGCCCGATAAGTTTACCCGGATTGAAGGTACACTTGAACCGTTGAATAGGGCTGGCAGGCTCATATTCAATATTGAGGAACGTTCAAACCCCAACATGCAGAGGCTCGAGGAACAGTTCAAGGCCGTTGACCCGCAGCTAAGCACCCATACCGACGGCCCCGATGGGGTGGAAGGTGCCGTATGGATTGCTAACAGTAAACAGCTAACTGCGGGTACCATCCGTATTGGCCGCAAACCAGTTAACCAGAAACGATACTAATATGTTCATCACAAAATCAGAACTCGGCAGCCACATGCACCTCGATACTGTTGATGTCATCACAGGGGGTGATGATACCATTGTCGCTGCTGCCATCGATGGCGCCGTGAGCGAGGCTAAGGGTTACCTATCCGATTATGACACGGCAATCATATTCAGCGCTACCGGCAGCGAACGCCATCCTCTACTGGTGACATTTGTGAAGGATCTTGCCGTATGGCACCTTGTGGTTCTAAGTAATTACAGTGCGGATATTGAGCTGCGCGAAAAGCGTTATAACAGAGCCATTGAATGGCTTAAATCAGTCCAAAAGGGGCTGGTTGTACCCGATTTACCTCGCCCGATAGATTATTCGCCAAAGCCAATACTCTACGGAAGTAATCCCAAACGAACTCAACACTTTTAACCATGGCAACACGAAATGAAAGAAAAGACCTGGTGGTAAACACCATCGTTATCAAGCCGAATAACCGCAGCGTCCTTGATGTGGGGCAGTGGCGATCAGCTCTAAAACAGGCCGACAGGGGAAAACGGGCAAAACTGTATGACCTGTATGATGATATATTGCTTGATCCGGTTCTTGGGAGTGCAATTGAAAAGCGTATTATGGCCATTACAAACGCCGAGCTGGTGTTTAAGGCGAAAAACGAGCAGAGCGTACCGGAGCTGGATGACCTGATTGACTCGCCCGCCTTTGAGTACTTACTAAAGGAGGTAATGACCTCCATATTTTACGGGAAATCAGTCATTGAGCTAGATTTTAGTAATGGATTCGAAACATACAGCATACCCAGGCAGCATATAAACACCGCAATCGGTGTGATTACGGTGAACCCTGGTGATACTACCGGTATTCCATACACCAATGATGATTTCCTGCTCGACGTAGGGCGTAACGACAACCTGGGTTTGCTCCTCAGGGCAGCACCGTTGGCCATTTACAAGCGTGGTGGTTTTGGCGATTGGAGCCAGTTTGTGGAATTATTCGGCATGCCTCGCCGAATTGGCAAGTACAGCAGCCATGACGAGGAATCGCGCATACTCCTTGAACAGGCTCTTGAGGCAGCCGGCAGCGCATCATGGATGGTTGTACCCAAAGAAACCGACGTTGAAACACAGGAAACATCGGCATCGCAGGGCAGTTCATCCATATACAATGAGTTCCGCCAGGCCTGCAATGAGGAGATACTCATTACTATCCTGGGGCAGACCATGACGACACAGAACGGCAGCTCACGCTCACAGAGCGAAACACATAAAGAGGTAGAGGAAAGCATCAACAAGTCCGACCGCCGATTTGTTCAGCGCGTACTTAACACCTTGCTGCTACCCCGCCTTGCCAAGCGCGGATACCCAGTTGAGGGGGGCTACTTCTACTTTCCGGAAGCCGGCGAAAGCCTTAGCCTCAAGGATCAGCTCGATATGGATGTTAAGCTGGTAAATGAATTGGGCGTTGCACTCGATGAAGATTATTTCTATGAAACATACGGGCGGCCTAAACCCAAAAAGAGTGCTGCAAAATCACCGGGAAATACCTCAGAGCAAAGGGAACAAACCTGGTTCGACAGGCTGGCAAGTTTTTTCGTAGGGGCCCCCGAAGAGGGGGCGATCCGTTACCAGGAAACATGTTCGGGTTGCCATGGCACCCACCATTTTGACCTGGCTGACCTGCCTGAATTTGATACCGATAAGCTTCTGGAGAGGATAGCATCCGGTAACGCCAGCTACTTTGACCCAGAACTATTCAATTATACCTCCGGTGCATTGTTAAATGCCTTACGTGCAGGGTTCCTGGCTAAAAACTTCGACTTCGAGTACGGAGTTGAACCCGATGCGCTAAAAACCGCCATGGAGATCAACCTCTTTCACTTCAGCGCAGCAAAAACATTGACAGAGGTGCAGAAGCTGAATGAGCTATGGCGCCAATCAACCAGCTTTAATGACTTTAAAACAAAGGCCGAAGGTGTAACGCGGGTATTCAACCAGAACTGGCTACGCACCGAATATGACACCGCCTACCATGTGGCTGAGAGCAGCGCAAATTTTTACAGGCTAAAATCGCAGTCCAATATATATTCTCACTGGGAATATAGAACTGTAGGCGATGAAAAGGTTAGAGAGGAGCATCGGGCACTGAATGGGGTGGTGCTCAAACATGACGATAAGTACTGGGATAAAATTTTCCCTCCCAACGGCTGGAACTGCCGATGCTACGTTGTGCCAAGAATGGCTCATGAGGTGGATAAATCCATGATCAATAAAAGTAGTGCAACTGTTGGTAATTACCTAAAATCTCCAGAATGGAAAAAGAATGAGGCGCAGGGATTTGGAGTTAACAGGGCCTTAACCCAGGAAGTTTTTAGGGCTAACCAGATGTATATTAAGAAATTTTCGGGGAAAGCATCCAAACTGCTTGGCAACCTTTTCTATAACGATTGGGGGCTCGAAAGCATTGGCAATAAAATACAGAACGCTAAACAAGCATTCGTCCCCTTTTACGGCACCGCAGAGCAATGGCGGGCAGCGAATTTCGAGGGTAAATCGGCTAAGTTTATTGATTACCAGAACAGGAAAATTTGGCTTGATGATAAGGTATTCGATTTCCATACATCAGCAAAATACGAAGACAGAATACAATACCTTGAGGCAGTAAAAGACATAATAAATAATCCCGATGAGGTTTGGATTAACAACCATTCTGGATCGTATTTTGATAATTTGGTAATGATTAAGTTCTACAACGGTACTGCAATTGCAGTGGTTAGCAGGGTTGAGGGTGGAATGGTGCGTATTAAAACATGGTTTAAAATTGCTCTTGAATCTACCGAAAAGGTAAAGGCAAATAATCCAAGGTGGGCATATCGGAGAGGGCTGCTTATATATTACAAAAGGTAGCGTTTAAGCGCTACCTCAGGGCGGATTTGCTGCCCTTACGCTGTACTCAGCCTCCTAAGATCCCAGACCCGTAAGGTAACATCGGATTAACCGCAAGGGCAACCATGGATTACAAATATAATAATTTATATGGCAAGTTTCAATGATTTATACCGATTTTTTGACCGCCTGGACAAGGATTTTTTGCATGGCGTGGTTCCGCATATCATAGCCGAAAAGGCCACTGAGTACTACAAAAGCCGTTTTACAGTTAAGGCCGATGTTAACGGCAAGGCCTGGCCACCAGCAAAGTATCCGCCCAGCCGCGGATCGCTAATGGTGCGTAGCGGTAATCTGGTGGCGTCCATAAGGCCATCGGTTATAAATAGCAACCGGGTGGTGATATCGGCAGGATCGACAAAAGTACCCTATGCTAAATTACATAACGAGGGGGGTGAGGTTAGCATACCTGTAACAAAGGACATGCGTAAATTTGCATGGGCCATGAAGTACAAAACTGGCGATGACCGCTGGAAGGGGTTGGCGCTTTCCCGTAAATCGGTTATCAGGGTAAACATGCCTAAGCGCCAGTTCATGGGGCATTCAAATACGCTAAACCAGATTGTTTTGAATACCATAAAAACAGCCTTTAAAGGATTATTTTAAACCGTTTAAACATATAGAGTATGAAATTGCTGTACAACACAATTATGAACCGCATTGTCAGTCAGGTTCCAGAGATCAGAATGGTTGATTTCGATATGGGTCAGCTAGAACTACTGGCTAGCGATATGCGTCCGGGATTGCTCTTCCCTTGCTGCCTGGTTGATATAGATTACATAGATTGTGAAGATGGCTGCGAGGGTAGCCAAAGGGTACATGCCCGAATCACCCTGAAAATTGCCTTTGAACAACAATTGCCCACTGACAGCCTATCATCAGAGGCCAAACGTAGCGGTGCTCTTGCGGTATTTGATGTAATAGAAAAGGTGCACGCTTCCTTGCAGGGTTACTCAACCGATGAGTTTTCGGCGTTCAGTCGGGTCAGTATGTCACCCGACAGAAGATTTACCGGAATACGAGTAATTGATGTTGTTTACGAAACATTTTTTGTAGAATAGTATTACCATCTCAAATACGGAAACCTCTTACGAAGTTCTGTAATAGATGGTTTACGGGCAAAAAGCTCATCAACAAATGACTGATTATGGCGTAAACGATCCAGTACTACCCGTTCGCATATGTCAAATTCCATAACCAGTGCAGCAATTGTGTCTCTGTAATTTAACTTTCTAATTAGAGCGTAATAGTAGAACCTTACCGCAAGCTTGCGGTCGCGTTGCATCACCAGTTCGGGGTTGCGCCCCTTTTTTTCCCTTGTTGACCTGGGCTGCTCAAAGTAATCGTGTAGCTGCATGCTGCAATATATAACCACTTTTTTTAAAAAAAAACTCCTCGAACGAGGAGTTTTTAACTTGTTAACATTGTTATTAGCTCAGTACGGTATTACAGTATGTATCTCCAGCGTATCCCGTCCCCAAAACTCCTTTACCAATACGGTACGGTTGTACACACCCACATGAACGCTATCGCCAATAACGATCAAATCAAGCTTCCAGTCCGAGTTGTACTCATTGTATATGGTAAACCCATTGGGCACAATAGCCTCATTATGCCACTGACCTTTATTATCGCGGTAGCTCACCTTGTAGGTTTCCTGGTTACCCGTAATTTTTACCGGGAATGTAAAGTTACCCTCGTAGCATGATTGCAGTGCTATAACGAGGCTAACGGTAACAACTAATACAGCAATTGCTCTTTTCATGGCTTTGATTTTTTTTTTACAAATATAGCTATAATAATAAATCACTGTGAAACGGGATGCCCACCAAACCATTTCTTATGGGGTACACGGTGTATACTATCCCTTGTTTATTGAACTCCATTGCCAGTATTCTGGCATCGGTCAGGTTGTTAACATGCAGCGGCTTACGGCCGTTGTATGTAAATAGGAAACCGTCGGATAGTGTGCGGGTATTACCCCTCACCAATCGGTATAGGTAGTCGATTACCATCACCATTAAAAATATTATGCCAGTAATCACTAGTACCAGGTTGATCATTCCTTTAACTGTATCCATATTACTGTTTTTTAATATTGTTATACTCTTCCAGACTTATATCCTTGCCCTGTTTTAGCTGTTGCGCAAGGCTCTGTATGCGTACATCCCACTCACTCTTTTCGCGACGCTTGGTAGATATCCATGCCTCGTATAGTATGTGACTCCTTAGTAGTTCCCGAGTAACGCCTTCAAGGTATGCGTTACGCTCAGCAATCGTATCGTATTGCTTAACCCTACCAATTGATTCATCGTACATATGCCTCGTTTGGTTCATTTCGGCAATCGTTTCGCTTAACTGCTTCCGTGTATCGTTTAGCAATCGATTCGTATCGTTATATTTCGAGGTTAGCTCGTTGAGCTTCGCCTGCGTATCACTAAGCATTCGCTGTGTATCGGTATGTTTAACCTGCTCGGCATGCAGCTTACCAATTAGCTCATTTATGCGCTGGGTATGCTTATCATCATCCGTGTGCTGCTCTGCGTTTATCTGACCAAGGGAGTAGGTGATTAAGCCGGTAAATAGGGCAACAAACACAGTTAACCAGAACCGTATAGGGTTGCCGAGTAGGTCGTCGGCAAAGCGTAGGTTAAACCCAAGGAGCACTAAGGCTACATCGAAAAGAGGGAAAACCAACTTAAGCCAGTCCCTACGGCTTAACCGCATAACCAGTATGGTTACCATGCTATAGGCAATGGCCCCTACAACACCGAACAAAGTGTCTACCAAGTCCAATCCCTGCACCATGTAGTGCAGGCTTTTGGCATTGATATAGGTAAGCTCTAGCACCAGTAGTGCCAATGCCCACCCCACACCGTAACGCTTAAGCATTCTATCTACCATCCTTCTTGGCTTTTAACTCATTTCCGGTTAATATCCGGTATAGCGATTTCATATCCTCGATACAGCATGCGCTTGTCGGTATCTCCATGTTATCGTATACTATCGCTACTAAACTACCAACCTGCTGCCAAATCTGCTCATCGGAATATAGGTAAGTGAACTGCACCTCAATGGACAAATCTCTGCTAATGGTCAGGTAGTATGATACAACCCGTTGAGTGAACCCGCAGGTTAAGCGAAGGAATGGGGCTCTGGCATTAAATCCATGCGCCATTAGTTCGCCGTGTTGTATGTTGAATAGGCGTGGTGGTTTCATACCAGTATTAGCTTGCTTAGTAGAACTCCGGTAAGGCCTCCCAGCATGGCACCCAATGCGTATATCATACGTTCCGCCGTGCTGCCTGCGCTTATCCGTTTTACATTAAGTGTCCATAGGTACGATATACCAAATCCACACACCGCAATGCCTATCCATGCCACCCGGCTGATGAAGTAGGTATTTGCGCTTACCAGCAGAACCTGGAAGAAAGCTGTAAAGAACAGCCTCCTTCCATTGCCCTGCCGGGATAGCATTTTTATTGGCATGGAGTTCTCGCTTAATATCTTATCCATTGTCTTGTTCATGGCTTATGAATTATACGGCGCTCATGGATAGTGCTAACCATTGTTTCTGGCCCCGGGTATCGATGTAACGAGCCTTCACGTATGTGCTGGTTCGTGTTGGACGGTACGAATCGCGAATCAGTTCCACGGCTTCAATGAGCTCGCGGTCACCAAGCTCAGCGGCCTTTTTACTCAAATCGAGAATTCGGTTAGCTTTAAGTACACCATCCTTGTTTGGCTTTAATAGATCGCGTATGAGTCCAACAAGTACGGCGCTATCCTCATCCTTGGCCAATTTACCCAGCCACTTATTTACACGCTCAATGCCCACCTTAACGGTTTCATCCCAGCTGTCAATCACATTATGGCCAATGATTATGCTAATGCTTCCATCGGCACTGGTAAAGGTGTGGCTTTCCTGGCTGAGCATACGCTCTTCCGTAAGCCCAAAGAGTTCCTTCTTCAGCCGGAGCAGTAGATCAAACTCATCGAATACCTTTTGCTTGGCAAGCTCTAACGAGCTGCTAATGTTCTGCAACTCCTTAAAGGTGGCTTTTACCTGGGTATCCTTCAGTTGTTCGTATGCCTCCATCTCTTTTCTGCGCCTTTCCTTGGCTGCCCGTTCCTCTGCCTCCAGTTCAGCCATCAACTTGGCTCGCTGTTCGGGTGTAAGTTCGCTAATGTTAATTCGTTCCATACTATCTAAATTTTGGGGTTTGTAATTCTTTAAGCTCGGCCTGCAGCTCCATTAGCTGGTACTCCATGTTTCGGGTGTCGCGTAGTACTGCTTCATAGGTGCTGCGCATTTTGTTTACGGGATTGGCTAACCAGGTATGCCTGCGCTCCACCAGGTTCTGCAGCACCCTTATTTCTAATTCCAGATTAGCCTCATTTCGCTTGGGCTTTCCATCTTTTACACGTATCATCGCATTACGGTTATATCGGGTTCATACACTCTTGCTCTGTACTTTGCGTTAAGCCTTTGGCGGCGTTGCCGTATGGCCTCACGCTTAACCTTTAGCGCGTTTAACCTGTTTACCAGGTGGATCACTTCGTCCGAATCTGCATCGCGGACGGCCTGCTTAAGCAGCGCAATCCGTGTATTAAGCTCATCGAGCTGGTAGCTGAGACTATCCATGTTTTACCAGTTTTGCTGCCCGACGGTATAGCTCATTGCTCTTGCGGTCAATTAGCTTTAGCACGGAGTAGCGACCC